CTCCAACAATACTTGAGCCTGCTGGATTATACGCAACGGAATAGAATTCTGATGGGTGGTATGCCTGGTCAGCCTGCCTCGCGCACGAAGTTGCCGACAGACAGTACACATTATATATATCTATCCCTCTTCCTTAGCTTCACAATCCACACATATAATCTCATCACCCTTGCGTGTTCTGCCTTCCTTCTCTCCACAACGATAGCACATTGTGAATGAGACAAAGTTCACATTACGATCACTCTGCCGCAACTGCTCCGTCAGCCCAGGTAATGACAATCGATTTGTCCTTCTCGACATCTTCTCCACGATTAGTTAATCCTCTCGGTGACATCCTAGCTATCACCCATTTCAATGTATCTATCTTCAGCCTTCTCCTCTGCACCTCTGCATTAAGGAAACGACTATCCATATTCTCTGGCAAATCCTCATCAACGATGTCCAGGCAATCATCCAGCAGCTTCTCCATCTGCATGATCCTTGCACTTGAATACAAATCCTTTATCTCTTCATCATCTCCCTGGAGAACTGCCTTACTCACAGTATCCCGATGAGGCATATCTGCTGCCTTACAGATAGCATTGAGGCTCTCACCATCAGCTAGTCTGAAGGCGATCTTCTCCATGATCTCTTTAGTTACACTTATCCTTGCCATGTGACCTCAAAAAAATAGGCTGCCCGAAAGCAGCCCAAGTTGTAGGGAAATAATATGAACTCGTATTTAAGTCAGATATCTATGAAAGATGTGAATAGATCAGGGAGGTTGTCTGTTAACTAAATGTTGTGGAAGCAACCAGTAGTAGGAGATAGCTCCCCGATCATATACAAAATGTATGGTGTTTCGATTAATTGGTAAAGCATTATTTACAATTTAACGCATTTTTTTTAATGCAAG